TCCCTCCTTACGAGGTCGCGATTTTGAGCTTGCGGATCGCCTCGGCGACTTTGACCGCGCCACCGACGCGCCTGCGAGCCTTGAAGTACGTGACCCCGGAAGTGAATCCAGTCTGTTCGTCCACCATGAACTGCCAGCTCAGGTGATCGGCAATGGCGTAACCCTTTTTGAAGTCACCGAAGATCACCGGGTACCTGTTCGCGCTTATGGACGGCATGGTGACGCTGGACAGGACGCGCTTGCCAAGCAACGTGTTCGGCATGGCGTCTGACAGGGCAATGCGATACAAATACTGCCCGTCACTGCCCTTGGTTTTGAGAATGGCCGCCCAGGTGCTGTCGTTCATGATCCATACCGCGTTCCGGCGGTACGGCTCTTTGATCGCAAGCGACAAACTGATAAGGCAGTCGCCATTGGTGAGCGTAGAGGCTTCTCCGGCGGCGGTGTAACTGACGTCGCCGTTCGTCATGAATCCCTCGGCTTCGCCCGCGCCCGTGCCATTGACGAAGTGCTTGCCCTCTTCCTCGGCGAAGTCCTCCGCGACGAACCCGGCGATCAGACCCTGAAGGTCAATGTTCGTGTCCTCCAGCATCTGGTAGGAAACTGGCAGGTACGCATACTCTTCGAACACCGGGATGTGCAGCGTCCCGAAGGCGATGTCGGTACCTACCGACCGCGTGCCGTTTTCCGCCGTCCATGCCGTGGTCGGTTTGGTCGTAACGCGAAGGATCAACCGCTCATTCCCGCCGTTCGTGGTCGGGCCAACGTCCGCAACCTGCCGAATCGGATCGATCTCCGTCACGTTGCTGACGATTTCATCAACCAGTGGAGCCGGAACAATAAGCCCGCCGGTGCTGTCTCCTGTGACAGACAGCGCACGCGTAGTGAACTCGTACGCCTGTTTTTCTTCCGGAGTAATGGCGTCGAAGCGCCTGAACGCGCCCTTCACCAGCGCCCGGACGGCAAGCCGCGCCTGTTCCTTTTTGTCCACCGGCTCATCGCTCGCGACCTGGGGTTTGTTGATGCTGGACAGGATCGGCATCATGTCCTTCGCAACTCTGTCGAGTTTCTCTTCCAGCGCGGCGATGGATTCCCCATGAGTTTTCAACTGGTCACGAAGTTCAACAGCCGGACCCCATTCCCCGGCCATGAGTTTCTTGACTTCTTCCGCCAGTTTCCTCTGTTCGATAGTGATTTCTTCTGCCACTTTTTGTGTCTCCCTATGCGTGGATACCCAATTCTGCAAGCGTGCGGGCGATGAGGTCTATCTCATCAATCGGCTGTTCGTTTTGCGGCTCGTCGTCGCCGCGAGTGGAGGTATCCTCCGGCTCGTAAGGCTCGTCGAGTGCAAGGTTGTCCGCGACAGATATAAGCGCCTCCGCAGCACGCGTGACAAGAGAACGGTCCAGCGTCTTCACAACCGGGTCACTTGCCAGACCGATAATTTCGTAAAGCAGCGATTCCGGATAATGTTCCAGTCCGGCCCGCACCTTTTTTATTCGGGCGCGCTCGTTTGCCGGGAAGGTCACCAACGACCATTCCATGAGCTTGACTTCCTTCATCCTCGTGAGGTTCTTTTCTGGGTCGTGATCGCGGATGATGGGAATGAAGCCCACAGATATGCCGGACACCGCACCCTGCAAAGCGAGGCTTCGGGCTTCCCTGGCAGCCTGGACTTCGAGATTCAATTGCCCTTCCACCAGCAGCCCCTTGTCGTCTTCTGACGCGTTTAACTCTACGCCAATGGGTTTGGCCGGATCATGTTGCCAGAGTATTGGACGGCCTTTACGCTCCTTCAGCGTCTTGGAGAACGCGCCCTTCTCCATCATTTCTTTTTCGCCCCATCCGACGTCGTAGACGTTTCCGAACGTGGCGGCGTAGGCGACGATATGCCCGTCGTCTTCCAGCGCCCGAACTTCCATCGGGTATGACCGTATCTCCATCGTTGACTCCTTCAGGCGCGTCAGCGTTTGCCGCCCTTGTTTTTCTTCTTCCCGCCACCGCAAAGCATGAATGTGTCCATCGTTTAACCCCCCACAGCATAAACCAATGTGCACCGGCAATTGACGATTTCCTCGGCCCCGGCTCCACGGGAATTATCCCCTGGGAACATCAGCTCATACCCACCTACATGGAACGGCTCGTCAAGCATCACCTCTTGCCCGTTTGCCATGCTGTGCGTAAGCCGGGTTCGTGCGTCCGGCGTGGCGAGCCATCGCTTTTTGAGAGGCAATCCCGTTGCCTTCGCCCCGGCGTAACTTCCGAGATTTGACGCGCTCAACACTTCCGTCCGCGCGATCGTTTCCGACCGGTGCGGGATGATTTGCGTCAAATAGAGAGTTTCGAGTCTGGCGGCCAATTCGCGGATGTGCTCCCCCGCGTTGACTCCGGCAGTGAGTTCCTCTCTGATTTGTTGTCGCGTTGTCTCAGTGATGTGCGTTACGTATTGCGCGCCGTTCTCTGCAATCCATGAAGAGATATACGTTCGCCAGGGACCCGTGGCAGCGCGTTTCGTTTCTCCTTTGAATTGCTCGTATTCATGGCGGGCGAACCGGTCAGATATACTTTGACTCAGGCCGTCCATGAGCCTTTGAAGTTCGTCGCGGCGATTTTCGACGGCCTCCTCCAGCCGATCCGCTGCCGTTGCCGGTGACAACTCCGGAACCATCGCCTGCAGTTCGCGCAATTCATCACGAAAATAGTCCGCAAGGCGTCGCTGAACGCTTTTGTACAACGGCGACCGCATGCGTTCTATTGCAAGCCACGCGCGAGGGCGCTTGGCGGCGCGGGTTTCGAGTCTGGTAACACCGCCGCGCCCTTCGGTGTTATCCGGAAAATCCGGTATCTCCGCGCCCAGGGGCACCAGAGTCGCCGGTATCCAGACCTTATCTGCGTCCGGCTCCTCCAGCTTACCCCAACCGAGGAACTCCCGTTTTTCATTTATGGTGAGCCAGTCCACGTTCTGCACCTGTTGCCACTTTTCCTCGCGATTCTGCTGGAGCGCGGGAACCTCGTCGGCGTTATACCGAACCCGAATTGAATCTCCGAACCGCGCCACAAGGAACCACGTGAGATCATCGCATAGCATGTCCAGAAGTGGAAACACGGTCATGGTGTAGAAAATGCGGATTGCGGCGGAATAGTTGCTGTATGTGTTGTTCTCCGTGTCATTCAGGAGAACGGAAGGCACGAACAGCGCCGTGGCGACGTCTCTCAAGGTGAGTTTCACACCCTCAACCCATTCCACGTCCGCGGGGCTGAGATTCAATGGCACGACGTCGATTTCTCCGTTCCTGATCACGATGCTTTTACCCGCGTTGTCTTTACCGGAGAACTTCGCGGAGAACGATTCGCGGAGCGCCTTCTCTTCCTCCGGCGGCATATCCCCGTTCACCTTTATGAGGTTGGAATGTTGCCCTTTATTCGCCATGAGGGAAGAGTTCCAGGTGCGAGCGTCATTCGCCAGTCCAATGGACGCCGTAGCCACCTTGATGGGAGCAAAACCCTTGGTATCGTCAAGCGGATCGATAAACCATCCGTGCAAGACGTCTTCCGCCGCTATCAGAATACCCTTGGTGCTCCCATTCGGGCTGTATTCAAACGCTTCAATGGCGGTTTTCTGTGCATTCAGTTTCGGTGTCACCCAATCCGGGCGAAGACGATAAATGAAATGCTGGAAGCTCTGCACGCTGGTTACCGTGTCCTGCGCGTAGTAGCTTCCAGCGAGCATCAAATCCGTCATCAACGCCTGCCGAAACCGTACGCCGTTGTACGTCGCATTGGAGCGATCAATGGTCTTCTGTGCCGGGTGACTTGGTCCCACTTCAACCAGTTCGCTTCCTCGGTCTTCGTATACGATTAACGGGATTCGTGCGACGTTGTCCGCAATCAATCTGATAGCACCGTACGCCGTAGGGTTCTGCTTGTAACCCGTGTCGATTGTTGCCTTGAATCCTTTCAATGTCCCAGCGGAAGAACTCATCCAGTCTGCCATAAAGGAGTCAGTGACGACTGCGGAACGTGTCTCGCGCTTATTCCAGGAGAATGGCCAAAGTCTCATAATATCCACACCTTGGATTCTGTGTTCTGTGGGAATAAATAAGTCAGCGCGTGCACGAGCGCGTCAACGCGGTCGGGACTGTCGCCTTCGCCTGGAACCCATGAGAGCATTTGCCCCTCGAGTTCTGGGAAAGAACCGACGTGTGAGATCAGGCCCTGCTCGTACATGCTCGCAATCGGATCCGCACGCAATGCCTTGCCACGCCGGGCGACGATACCATCAACGACTACGTCACGCCGCACCGTGCGCAGGGTATGAAGCACCATTTCACCGCCCTGGTTCGTTTCCGCGATGATGCGATCCGCCCCGAACTCTTCGTACGCACCGATCGCGCGCGACGCCCATGCAAGTGGAGAGCCGCGCATGGAACGGTCTGCGATGACGTAGCCTCGATTGTCAGCACCGCGCGCGCACACGACGATGCCATTCTCGTCGGAATGTTCCGTGCTGGTGACAGCAGGGTCAATACCGACGACGATGCGCTTCGCGGTCTTCAGGATTTCCTCGCGTTTTTCCATCGGAAGCCGACTGTCACCAATCCATTCGTACTTCCAGAGCGCGCCGGGGCTGGCAAGCGTTGACCAGTCGCCGTTCGCAAGCTGCGCGCGGGTTATCGGGTCAAGGTTGGCGAGGGCGGTTGCATAGGCTTCCCTGTCGAGATAGATATTCTCCGCCGCCACCGCCGGAACAAAGAAGCGCGTAGCCGGACGCGGCATTTTTCCGTTGCAACCGAACCGTCTGTTTACCCAGTCGTGCCCCGGTCCGCCAGGGTTAGTACCTGCACGCATGCGAATCGGCACGTCACAACCTTCCAGCCGACGCAGACGAGAAAACAGGTAGGTATACTGTGTCTCGGAGAACTGGGTCAACTCGTCGAATCCGACGAACTGAAACTCGGCGCTCTGGTACCGATACCGTGTATCCTCGTGATCCAGGTATCCGAATGACAACGATGCTCCTGTCGGAAACGTCCATGTCTTTTGTGTTTCATTCCAGTGAGCATCGGTTCCATCAAGCCAGTCGTGTGCCCTGTCCATCAACGCGCCGGGCAAGGCCAGATCGGCATACGTACGGCGGAAAAGAATTGCCGCGTATCCTGGCACATGCACGAACTGGAGCGCAGCCATG